TTATTGAGGGTAAATAATAAGGAATCTATTAAATATGACTAAATATACTGTAAAAACATTAATTGAAGAGCTTAAAAAACATGATCCAAATATGAACGTTCTTGTGCATGATATAGGTTGTGTTCGTTGTTCTAATTCGCTTGTTGAGTTAGAAGAAATAAATGTAATTGAAAGACGATGCGATAAGGATAAGCTTTCTTGTGATGAAATATCACGCTCAGGATTAACTCTTCTAAATGAAAATAAGGAATAATTATGCCTTGTAGTGACGGACAATGTAATGACGGCCAATATAATTTTTCGGAAGAAAGGTACGAATTAACTACAGAAAAAAACAAATTAACTATATTGCTATGCGCTGTCTGTAAAATATTGACCAAAGATCAACTTAAAGAAATACAACCTCAAGGATATAATCTTCTACATTGGTATTGTGAACATTTATTAGAAGATTTATCAAACAAAGATCCATCCGCTTCATTAAAAGCGTCCACTTCATTAAAAGCGATTTATGAATTTAGAAGGCTTGACATTAGATCATATGTTTGTGGAGATAATACTTTTTACATAGAGGAACTATATAAAAATTATGAAACTTAACATTTTAAGGTAAAATAATTATGCAGTGGGTTCGGGTTAAAAATTGGTTCCCCAAACATCATATATCAGTTCTTTTGTATTATTTTGATTCTAATAAAGGGGATTATTATATTACTGAAGCATATGTTGATCAAAAAGAAATACACTGGAAAAAAACTTCATCAGAAGAAATTATACCATATGAAAATTGTGTTTGTTGGACGTTATTGCCAGAAATGCCCGAGAGATTTAAGAAAAAACCAACAAAAGTTTATCTAAATGAAAAAGAATAAAATAAGGATAAATAAATGGATATAAATTTAGTAAGTAAAAATATAAATCAACTATTTGATAACACAAATTATCTTAAAGATGAAATAGAACTTCTAAAAAAAGAAATTGAATATTTAAAAAATGAAATTTTGTCTATAAAAATAAGTTGAAGTCTTTTCAAGTAAATACCAGCAATGATTTATCATACGAAGCAAGAATAGTAAATTCTATATCTGCTTTAGTACATACAATATATACGGTATTCTTGGCCTCTCCGGAAGCCAGTGAGCCAGCCACTCCAACAGTAGTAAGTGCCGCCCCACCATATATAATTTGGCCTGCATTCTGGGCTATTTGCCACCCTGCTGAGCCTTTCCCTATAACCTCAATAACATCTCCTAAAGGGCAAGTAACTGGCAATGTTAAAACTACCGCCATTGCATTGTTACTGGTAATGTATTTTGTATTAGGAATAATATTAGCGGAAGTTCCAGTTATTTCCTGCGTAAGCAATCCACCTTGGCTATTAATAGTGTTGTTGGTTTTTGTTAATCCGCCAGTTACAACTATATTTGGAATAAATGTAATAGGATCAGTTCCAATCGTATTTACTTCATTATCTTGAATCCATTGTGTATTAGCATTAATGGTTCCAAGTGTTACGGTAAAGAAGTCCCCATCATTTATTTCTTGCGCTTGATTATAATGAGTAACACGCATTAGTTGCCAAGCAGTGGCGCCATCTCCCACAACTGTTACAATATATATTCCATTTTGATATTGTAAGGATTGGTCTTTAACCATAATTATTTGGCCGACCGAGACAGTTACAGAATCAATTACTAATGCGGCTAATGTGGTTGAATTAATAAGAGTGGCGCCCATTCCCGCATCAGCATTATTATATGACGCGGTAAGTTGCCCAGTAGTAGCTAAATCACAAATCTGTAGCGTAAGTCCAAGCGCTAATATTTGCTCTAATGTAAGCGATACTGTAATTCCATTTTGAACTGCTGGAATCAAATCCTCAAGCAAAGCTAAATTAACTAGAGGAAGCTGACTTATTCTAGTCCCACCAGTTAGCGTAGTTGCTAATGTATTTCTTATTCTAGATATATATGTCATATATTATACAGGGAATGGCCCGCTATACCAAACCCATCCTATTGTACTGGCTCCTGGGTTGCTATTCATTACAACAGAGATAATATTAGTACCTGGAGTCGCCGTTAAAACATAAGATGTGCCAGTAGTTTGGGTATTAACAGTTATTACAGCAAATCCAGAAGCAGATACACCGGTTGCAGTAATAGAAAAAGATGCGGAACCGCCAGCATAACTAAATAATCCCCCAATTTGAGAAGCGCCAAAACCAGCAATACTTCCCAATGTATCTACATATTTAACCATTTCACCTACGACTGTTGAAAGAGACCCTGCTGAAACTACATTTTCATAAGCAAAATTTGTTACATCTTTTTCAGCCGCATTCCCTCTCGGGCCGCCATCTTGTAATGTTCCGAAAGCATCTGCAGATTCAACAAAATTAAATGGTGTAAAAGTGCCTGTTACACTTGCAACGGTTGTTTGCGTATTATCAGTAACCGCTTTAAAAGCAGCTTGACCCAATGAAGCATCTAAAGATGAAGCAGTAAAGCTAATTGTATCAACGCCAATGGCGCCAGCAGCAGGCTCAGTAACTACAAAAAATGCACCTTTGTTTGTTTCTCCAGCTTCAATTGCCGTAAACCAACCTACTTGAATTTGATTAATTGTCTGGAAATCAGCAGAGCGCTGTAATTGCCATGAGCTAACAATACTTCCTGGATCTAATACAATATAAATCCCATTCTGATATCCAGAAGTCTGGGCAGGCAATAAAATTCTATCATTCTTTACCACCGCTACTCCGTCAACTACCAAAGCAGAAAGAGAGCCAGAATTTGTAAGAGTAGCTCCCAATCCTTGCGCCCCATTAGAATAATTCGCAGGGAAATTTACAGTAGCTGCCACTCTACACGAAGTTAATTGCTGAAATAAAACATCTTGCGTAACAAAGTTTGTCATTTCGTATTCCTTTACTAAACACCAAATAAATTGCTATACCAATTCCATCCAAAAATACTAGAACCTGGATCGGAACTCATTTTTACAGCAATAATTCCTGCACCAGGAGAAGCACTAACAATATAAGATGTTCCTGTAGTTTGAGAATTAATGGTTAACTGAACCCATCCAGTAGACACAACCCCAAGAGCTGGGATATTGAAAGTTGCTGAACCACCTGCATATGTATGAACATTACCAATTTGAACAGCGCCTGCATCTTCAATACTTCCATTGGTATCAGAAAATTGAACCATGCCATTTAATGTAGAAGTTACACCATCAAAAGAAGAAACAGTAGGACTTGCTCCATCACTAACATTTTTGCTTGCAGCAGAACCGAGAATGCCACCATCTTTAATAGTACCTAATGCATCCGCAATCTGGGCAACATGGTTAGTAGTAAATGAACCCGTAACGCTTGCTAAGTTGCTAGATCCAATGCTTGTTACTCCCTTGAAAGCAGCATCACCCAATGTTCCTCCGGCTTGAATAGAACCTGCCGTATTATAAAAAGTTGCAACACTTCCAACCGGAACAGGCGCCGCAACAGAAGCAACATTTTGTTTAGTATTATCTGAAGCCGTCTTAAATGCAGACGTGCCTAATGCAGCATCTAAAGAAGTCGCTTTGAAATTGATTGGGTCAACACCAACCGCACCAGGTAAAGGCTCTACTACAACAAACATTATTCCTGCATTTATAGTTCCAGCCTCAATAGACAAGAACCACCCGGTTTTCATTTGCTCTATATTTTGAAAATCATCAGAACGCATCAAAACCCAGGCACCCGCAATACTTCCAGTATTTACCACTAAGTAAATACCATTTTGAAATGCTGAAGTTTGCCCTGAAATTAAGACACGATCATTTTGATTAAGAGTTACGCCATCAATAACAAGAGCGGCCAATGTACCAGAGTTTATTAAAGTAGCGCCAACACCTTGAGAACCATTAGCATAATTAGCCGTTAAGTTAGTTGTAGATACAACTCGGCATGAAGTTAATTGTTGATATAATACGGCTTGAGTAATCGTAGTAGTCATTTGACATTCCTTGTCAATAAAAATTCGTCGCATAAAATATGAATAAAATTTAATATAATGTCAATTAATACATTGGCTTTGCCGGCTTTTTATTATGTATAGAAGCAGCTATCTTTGCTAAATCAGCATCATACTCAAGTTTAGCTTTATGAAGCTCAACAGCTTTCCCTATTTTTGCAGTATAATGTTTCTCATTAGTATCATGAATACTTAATGAGAATTGAGCCTTCTCTTTCATTGCTTGAAGCTCTATTTTTTGTTGTTCAAGCGCCAACTCTTGTTCTTTTATTCGTATCTCAGTTTCTTTTTGTTTAATCTTTTGCATCTCAAGTTGCATCTGGTGATTCATCATCTCTTGCTGAGGATTTGGTTGCGGAGGAGGCGGAGGTATCCCCTCTTCTTTAGCTAATATTTCAGGTGGAACAAGTGTTTTGAATCGCTCAACAATTTGAGGCATATATTGAATATCCATGTTCTTAGCCCACAAATCAGCAATAAGATTAAATGTCTGAGGATTAGCTTGTAGAACTTGAGAGAACATCTCTAGTGCAGCTTCTTTCTGAACCGCAAAGCTTGGTCCAGTATCTATTTCAATATCAAAATCACCTTTAGTCATCTCATTCTTAATAGAACCATCATTCATTTTCTTATTAAGCGTCATTGTTCTTGATTGACCATCTTTTCTGGATAAATTAACAATACGCTCATTCTCTCCGTATACATACGGAAGCAAATCAAGAACTACTCTACCACCTTGCTCTATTGCTTGATTAAGATTATCCATATAGACATAAGAACTCATGCTGGCTTCAATCTTACGTTCTCTCTTAGCTAATCCGGAAATATCTCGACTTTCCATTTGCATATTTGCTTCTGAGAAACCAAGTATTTCTTTAATATCTACCGCGTTCATTTGATACATTTGCAATATACCTTGAGGCATTTCCCAAGGTGGAACGCGCGTAGGCATAGCATTTGTTTTCTGGTCTGGCTTAGCCAGTAAAGCGCCTATCTGAAGCTCTGGATTACGCCATATCTGCTCATATCCAATTATGTTATCAGGAGTAGCAATCCATTGTTCTCGGCGCCTATTCTTTAAATCGGCTATCATTTCAGAGAATTCGTAATTTATACCTTTCTGAACATCTTTTACGTCTTTAATGAATGAGCGAGTATATTGCGTACCTTCAATATAATGAGAATTTCCATCCACAAAAATAATAGGTAAATGCTTAGAAGGCCATTCAGAGAATTCTATTATTTGGTCTTTGATTAATCTGAAATGGTATATCCTATAGTCTTGAGTATTCCTTTCGCCAACAATTCTTGGTATTTGGCTTTCAATAATATCTTTTGCTACATGAGTGCCTTCACCGATTTTACGTTTTATATCAAATTCTTTCTGCATTGATTTCCATTCATCTTCGGTTACAGCTTCACCATTGCTTAATAGATAAAGCTTTAATGGAAACCAAGATTTCTTAAAGTATTCACAGATTACTATTTTATCTTTAGTAGCAGACTTTAAATCAATGAAGTTTCTTGGGTCTATATAAGATACAGGATTGGGCACGAAAGGATATGTAGATTCAAATTGTTTACGAAACATAGCTATTTGAGTTGAACAGAAATTTCCATCACCCTTATGAGGCAAGCATGCTAATGGGTCAAACGCTATTTTGGTTATATCTTGAATAATTGAGTATTTTATAATTCTATTGAAGCTTCTAGGATTTTCATAATCAAGATTAATCTGGAATGCTCCGAACCCACCTAATAAAGCGCACTCAAAGGCATTCTGATAAACTAAATCATTTTGGGATTGATATGATATGGTTCTTACTAAGTCAGCTCTAAGATCAATTTCTTCTTCGCTAGCTTTGCCTGTAAGAGAGCGAACTATTAAATCTGGCTTATTCTTTCTCTGCTCACCAACAATCTTTTTTACCGGGTCATAAATCTTATTAGCCGTCATTGCAGGCTTAAAGAGACGCGTAAATTCACTACGTTCAAAGGTAGTCCATTGGTCCCGAAGGACAAAGTTCATATCGTTCTTAGCAGCCTCAATATTGTCATTGAAGTATCCTTGCCAATCTTCGTTATTCTTCTTTGCTTCTTCTAGTATTTCTGTGGTATCAATACCATATTCTTCCAGAATCTCATCTGTTTCATTTTTTATATTTAATGTGTCTTCCGAAAGAGATTCCTTTCTCTTTCTGGCCATATTAATTCCATTTAATGGTTAAAATTAATTATTTTTGAGAACATCTTTTACAATTACAGCATATCTTATAATCAGGCAAAGATATTTCAATTGTTTCTTTATCTATTTGTCTTTGTTTAATCATAATGGGATTAGAAATAATTTCTAATTCTTTTGCCGAAATAGTTATTTTTCCCCCATAAAAACGATTGAGCACAGCGGCTAATATCTCAGGGTCTGATGGTTTAAATGTCATATCATTTCTTCCTTAGTCGCTTCCTTACAGCTGTGTTTAATTAATTCCCATAATAAAGGAACAATTTTATCTCTTATCTGTTTTTCTTGCGCTAAGTAATTGTAAACATCATCATCTGTAATATCTGGCTTATCAGATTCATATAGTTTTATTAGCTCAGAAAATAAATTATTTAATTTACTTATATCTTCTTTTGTAACGCCAATAGCTAAATCGTTAAATAGCATTTTATTATTTATCCTCTAACAATTCTAAGACAGTCTTATCACTGGATTCCATAAATCTACCATATTAACCTGTTGTTTTGAATTGATAATAATATTTGAAGCAAACTTCATTGCCAAATATTGCATAGCATCACATATATGAGAATATGAGTTCTTTTCTGGTTTCTCTTTATATGTATCTGAATTAACTATCATAAGTTTTTTGAAAAAATACATCTTTGCAAATGCCAAATGAAGCATAGGACATCCTTTTTTAGATACTAAGAATGCAGGTTTTCCATCTATAAGCTTATTTAAAAAGTATTTAATCGAAGATAATCGTGGATGTAGGTCATTCGAATAAGCTGGCTGTGTTGGTATCCCCAATGAGCAAAGCTCTCCTATAGCGCTTAATTCCTCTATAATCTGGTCTGCACTTGTGCCACTTGGGTCAGCTTCAGATTCTCCAATCTTGTTATCAGGAAATAATGCCGCCAATCCAGGAAGCACCACATGTTCCACAAAGTTTCTCAATCCCATTCTGTCAGTAGTAAATTCTTTAATAACTCTTAATTGTCCCATAGGAGTTATTTGACATACTATACATGCAGGCGTTAAACCAAAGTCCCATCCTAAATGTATATCTAATCCTGATATTATAGGAATATCGTCTACCGCATGGAAATCGGTATTATATTCAGGAAATACTATTTTCCCTGTGCTTACAATCCCAAATTGACCCAAACAGTAGACTTTAATGAAATCCTCCGACTGATTCTCTGCTATTTTAAGGTAAAAATCAGGAGCCACATAAGGATTATCGTGTGAATTATTATTACTGTATGATCCGTCGGCATTTTTTATTAGTCCTGGAGGTTGTTTGAATATTTTATATGATTCAGTTGGACTCTCTTCAAATTGTTTATAAATCCAACTATTCTCATCGGGAGCATTAGTATCCGCTATTATTCCGCTCCAATAAGGTTCCTTGCAGAATTGAGTGGGCGGATATCGACCATTTATGCGAGATTTCAAAAATCCCAATATTTCTTTAGGTACTTCTGAAAGCTCGTTTACAAAAGCAGCAGTTAGTTCTAAAGACTTCAGTCTCTTTAAATCTTCAGGTCTATCTATTGCTATGAATAGAAGTTCTAATTCTACTATTCCATTACCATCATTAAATATATGCTCATAAGTGAGCACAGGTTTTTGTCGTTTACGAATATCACCTAAGTCTGCAGCCCAGTTAAGCCATGTAGGAAGGGTTGTAGTGTAAAGCTCTCCACTCGTATTCCTTATTATTCCCCACCTAGATCTACGTCTTCCTGCGCTCCATACAGGCATCTTACATGCCCTTCTGACTATCTCATTAGAACACATGGTAGACTTACCGGAACCAAATGGGCCCATGACAAGCCTAACAAATGAGTCATCTTCATGAAATAACTTACCTGTAGGAGATGGAATATACACTTTATCGTCCCCATCAGAGTAAAACAAAGTTTTATCTTTATCAAGTAAAACATGATGGGGATGTTGTTTTTTTTTCGAATTAATTAGATTATTAATCTCATTTTTAATATCGGCCGGAAGGGTTATTTTCATTAAGGATTCTTCTCCAGCTTTATATTTTCGCTACCAATCACTTCATTTAATGAGGTAACATCAAGATGAGGAATATATTGCTTATGAAATGAACATGAAATACATACTCTAGAATATCTAGGGAAATGTTTTATAGACTTAATTCGATCACAATAAATACATTTTTGTAGCACTCCCTGTGCTTTTGTAGAGATCAATTTAATTCCTTACCAATATCCGACTAAGTCCTGCTTATTTATACCATCGTAATTTCTGCCTATCATATCACATATAAATACACCTTTTGATTTATCATTACTTCCATAAACAACATATTCATAAACAGGACATCCTTCCATATCGCTGCCAATTACACGAATAATAATAGCTCTTTTCCCATGAGCTGTAATATATGATTTTAAATTATAATCCTTATCACAAATAATAAATTTCTTTAATAATTCAGGAAGCTGTTGTTTTATCTGATGATTAAGAGTTAATTGTTCATTTCTAAATTCTATATATCCTTCTATATATTTAGGATTAATTATTGAAGTTTTTACTGTAAAATAAATTATCAAATCAATAATAATAGCTATACTTATTGCAACAATACATAAAATACTCATTTTATTCCTTAATTAAGTTTTAATGGATTTCCTTTATTAATGGCATTAACTAATTAAATTACTTAAGTACTGAGCTTAAATTCCATTATTTTTTCTTTTAATTTTTTACCCATAAATTTTTTATAATTTTGAACATACCATATTAGATCTTCAATATACTTTATATGATCTTCTCTATCTTTATGAGTAATTTCATATTCGTATTGCAATGATCCTTCAGAGAAAGCGGCACGGCTATAGCCGCCCATAGCATCTTCAATTTCTAACCATTTATCCATCTCTTCTTGTGTCATATCTATTTTATCTCTTCTAAACAGCTTTTATTCTCTTAAGCATATCCTTCTCCTTTTTTCGGTTTCTTCTTTTTAACCTTATTAGGGAGTTTTTTCATATTAGGTGTTGCATCAGCAAATTCCTTTGCTAACTCTGGCTTCTTTGCAAACATATATCTTGCTTGTGCTTTTGATTTAAATGGCATCTATATCTCCTTCTATTTTATTTGCCGCATCTTTTAACTCATCACATAATGTTGATATTTTTTGGAAAATCCCAAAATAACCATCAGCAAATTTTTTTTCCTCATTTTCTGAATCAAGATAATTCCATCTTTTTCTAAACTCATTACAGATGTATAATATTTTTTCAGTGATTATAAAAAGAGATTTTTTTATTTCTTTAGCTTTATATTCAGAAGAATTAGATATATAAAATTCTTTTTCTAAATTATCCATTAATTCATCAATAAATCCTTCAGAAATCCATCCTGAATTCTGCTTAATAAATAATTCTAATCTTTCAAAACTTAACTCTTCTTTATTCATTATCTCTCCATGGATTTAATCAATAATTCTTCAATATATTTAAAGAAATATAGATGAATCGAATCGCATTCTTTTATTTTCAAAAATTCATCTGTATGTTTTATAAAAATTAGAGCTGCATCTACATATGCTTTATTATTTCCTATATGCGCTGGGATGATTGGGTTTGTATTTTCATGAAGAAAACTATTTTCTTTTGTATCAGTTAAGCTCACTTGGCTTTCCTTCTATTTTATTTATTAATGACGCGGCCGCTTTAAGAAAATTATCCGTTTCAAAATCAAATGAAGTAATAATTTTTTTTCGGTATTTCTTAAATAATTGGATCATTTCTGGATGATTTTTGTGCTGTTCATCAATAGTATAATTGACAAAAAATAGATATGATTCCATCAATGAATCACAGATATCTCTAGCTGTTAGCTTATTATTTTTTATATGTTTAACTACTGCTTTTATTATTTCACTTGTTAATTCTTTATCATTCATTTTTTTGTTTGTCCTCAACAAATGTATATGTAGGATAAGATTTTGATTCAGTAAAAAAGAATATATTAAATTGAATAGTCAAAAGTATAATAAATCCTAAAATCACCAATATTGCTGTCATAGCTTTTGATAACATTATTATTCCCTTTTACTCGATGTAACTAAAAGTATTCATAGATTCTCTAAATACCGCATTATTTACTAAATAAGTATCCCCGTTTATGAGTGTAATGATATATTTATTATTACACTCTACAAATGAGCAAATATTTCTCTTTGGGATATGCACTATATCACCGTTTAATGATGTTATTTTTACAAATGGATCCATTGATTATATTCTCCTATAGACATTTCAAGTTCATTAATGCTTTTTTCTATTTCATCTAATTTTTTATGAATTGGAGAATTCATATCAGTTATATTAAGTGCAAAAATTACATAATGACTTAATTCATTAACTACAAATTTTAAATCTTGTTTAATTTGAAAAGTTGTTTTAAATGAATATTTTTCGGAAGTTATTGTCGGCGTTTGTTTATGAATTTCCATTATTATTCTTCCCATTTGTAAACTATATCAGAAATTCCACAATCACTTATTGTAGCTACTCCATCTTTTCTAAACCATTGGGAATAAATTTGGCCGACATTCTTATGAATTACTGCTAAAAATACATCTCCTTCCTTTCTTGCAGATCGATATACTACTTCCGCCTTTAGCCCATCCGTTGTTTTATATACACCAAGCCCATCTATTTTAAATTTTTCTTTCTTAGGAATATTCACATCAGAAATAACGCATTTCTGATATTCTTCTATCATATAAAAAACATCTTGACTGAATTGTGGAATATTTTCTTTATGAAATAAGTGATCTATTAAGTTTTTAATATCCATCCTAAAATTCCTTTTTTTTATTTTCTAAATATTTGTTTATTACATCTTTAGCACAAGTTGTTTGATCTAAATCACAATTACTATATGTTTCAGAAGAAATATTTCCATGATAATGAAAAAATATTTCATAATATAATGATCCTTGAGGTACAAATAAAATGGTTTTTATATCTGTCAAATCAATATAAAAGTCATTAGTAATTCTAGTAAGCATGGTTATTTTTCCTTTTTATTTGATTGTTTATAAATAAATTCATTCAATTCTTTACGAGCTTCATCTTGATTTTTACAATTCAATACCTTTACTAGAGTAGCCCTAATAGATCCTTCATCATTACGATAAATACAATAATTCTTTTCTATAAAATATCCGGTTTTAAGCTGATATTTATGGCGCTTGATATCTCTTTTATTCATATTTATCCTTAAAAACCGGCATAATCTCATAAAAACGACCATACCGGATTAAGCTAACTTTATTTATGATGAATCCTTTTCAAAGTTTCAGCTAACACGGCACGCTTACGAGTGGTTGTATTTTTAGAATGCTCAGCCTTCTTTAACTTAGCTTCTGGAATCTTCTCACCCTTCTTGACCTTAACAGTCTTACGTAATGCTCCAGGGTGCTTAATCGCCTTCTGAATAAATTTTTCCTTTTTCTCTGCCATTTTCTTCTCCTTAATAGGCTTAAAATTATTTTTAAAAGATACGTCGTCGAAACAAGTAATAATATCCCATTTATCATTTCGTCTACGTTTGCTAATCCATCCCTTTTTCTGAATGAAGCTATCCCCATCTTTTCTTATAACATTTAAATAACAATATTTTACTAATACATCTGTAACAGTATTTCTTAAAAATTCCTTAATCTTCTTTAAGTTACTTCCAGTCCATTGAATAGATTCTACTGTTCTTGCTTTTTGTTGATATTTCATATTTCACCTAATTTTTCTTGTATTGATTCTAATTTCTTTGCCAATTTTCTTATGGGTATAGAGCTATTAAACGTCTCTGTTTCATTAAACATAAAAAATATCTGTAATCTTATTGCCCCTAAAAGATCATCAATATCTTGTATTAAAGTATGAATTTTATTTTTTTGATCTAATTTTGACACTTTTTATTTTCCCTTTTTGGAATTTTATTAGTATCTAAATAACAAACCAAACATTCCCCAACATTCGGCACATTATCATAAGTCAACAGATAGCGCCCCGCAGATTTTTGGCAATCAATCCGAAAAATATTAAAAAACATATAAGCAGAAAAATCTCTATAAGCTGATTCTGAATTTGTCTTAATATATCCTTTTTCTTTTTTATCTGAAAATTTAAATATAATAGCATTATTGCTAAGTGAATAATATAAATAAAGATAAGGTGATTGATTTAATTTTCCGCCTGTTCTTATAGCAGTTTTATTCAATTTAAACTTGCCTGTAGGCTTTATAATTAAGTAAGATTCTTTTGTATCTCTATTCGTATAATCATTATATCTTACAACATCATTCCAAATAACTTTTTTTGGTTTAATAATATCTATTTTCTCTAACATTTTATTCCCCTTTATTTTCTGATAACTCATCTAATTTTTCTCTGAACTCATTGATGATAGCGTCACCACTATAATACTTATAAAAAACACGCTCTAATATCCATTTAGGGCCTGCTTCTGATGATATTAAAGAATCAAGACAACCTTCTATTAGTCTTGCTTCTGCTTCTCTTATATCCATAGCTAAACGCGAATATACAGTGTCTTTGAATTCCTGCATATCACTAAATCCTTGTTTAAGCCATGCATTAAAAGTTTTATATGCAACTCCTACTCTTTCGGCAGCAATGCGATACGGAAATCCGTGCGCAATCGAACGAATGATTACATCTTTTTTGATATCACTTAATACATCCTGTATTTGCATTTTAATCCTTAACATATATATCTGGTCTTATATCATATCTATTTATCTTTCCGTTAGAAATATATTCTAATCTTAACACCATTTCAATCGGTACTCCCTTTATAAACCAATTATTCAACCTTTGCTTGCTAATGCCAAGCATACGAGATAACTGTAGAGGGCCATGGACAATGTCGCACAATTCTTTAAGCTTTTTTATACTGATTTCCTTTACATCTTTGTTCATAATTACCCTTATTGATTTTATATATTTTACTTATCACTTTAAAGATTATACCTCAAATAATTGGTAAAATAAAGTTTGACTATTAAATAAAATATGCTAAAGTGCTTATATACATAATAACAATAATGGAGAAATAAAAATGAATAAAAATACAATCGAAGAAGCATTAAATTTAGCAATATCTAAATGGAAAGAAACGAATTCTAATATTTCAGCTAATGAAGTTTTTTCTTTTTCTACAAATGTCTATTATTCATCGACGCAAGAATCATATATGGCAGAAGTTGATTTTTCAGAAAATAACAATATGACTATTTATTTTTATGAAAATACCGATAATGAAAATGTTGAAAAAATATTCAATGGTAATAAAAATTGTTTTGATTTATTTTTAATAGACATTGTTATAGAGAATATAAATTAAAAAATAAAAAATGAACTCAATGGGTAGAGGCCAAAGAGGAAATAGAAAAGAAGGAAATTTAACTTAAAAAAATAGGAAAATAATATGAAATTTGAAATAACTGAAAAAGGCTTTTATAAAACAAGAGATGGAAGAAGAGCGTATGTATACTATATAGATAAGGAAGTATATGAGCATAATCATATATCTCATCGGATAGCTTATTGTATAGATGACGATTCACATTATGGCGGCTCTATTGAAGGAATAGAATGGGAAGGCTCAATTGGTGAAAATGACTTGATTTCAAAATGGGAAGATTAAAGGAGAATAATATGAATGTAGATGCATTAAAAAATGAAGATTGGTATATAAGATATAAAGCATACGAATCGATCGGATTTACACAAGATGCTATAAAAGATGATTGTGAATATATAAGACTTTGTGCATATCGCATGAATGGATTTACTGAAGAATCTATTAAAG